ATATATAGTAAAAAAACAACACACTAGGGAAAACACCTAGAATTAATTTAATCTAATTAAGATAACTTAACATATACTTTCAATATGGAAAATTTATTAATAGTTTTTTCTGTTGGAATATTCGCCATCTTTGGTTCTGTTATGGCGGTTTTGTTATCTCTTTTATATTGGATAAAAACATGACTTGGAATCTAAGGTTAGTAAATTTAAGCAACGCTTACGAAGATTATTTTGAAATCTGTGAAGTGTTTTATGACACGATGGGTAAACCAATGGGCTATAGTTCTGCCGCTATTGGTGGAGAAGATCGTCTAGAAGTAGATCGTTACATCGAAATGTGTAAAGAAGCCCTAGACAAACCCATTTTAAAGTTTGCAGACAATCAAGCTCTTGATCACACTAAAATGCTTGAAGATGAATGTGCCGCATTAAGGAAACAATTAGATGACATTCAATGATTTCTATAACCAGTACCCCCGTAAGATGGCTCGCAAGGATGCTGAAAGAGCATGGAACAGGCTAACCCCTATCCAGCAAGCAGAATGTATAGAAGCCATGCCTAACTACTTGAAGTATTGGAAGATCAAGGAAACCGCTAAAGACTTCATACCATACCCTGCGACCTTTTTAAATCAAGAACGCTGGACTGACGATATAGACATTGAACCAACCAAGAAACCTGAACTTCCTTGGTATTCCAGCGAAGAATTAACAGCTAGAAAAGCGCAAGAAGTAAACTGCCCTGCCTATGCTGGTGAAGGTTGGCAACAATGGCGGTCTAGAATTAGTATGAAGATTAAGCAAATTGAAGCATGAGGAGTATTTAGTAAGTTGGTATATAACTGTAGCAAAAAGACGGGGATGGCCCGAAGTTGTGCGCTTACTGGCGCAGAATAAAGAAACTGAAGAACGCATGAAGATGCTTATTAAAAAGAGATTAGGAAAATGATAGACCCCAATAAATGTATAGACTTTATATTAGAAAACGCAGGTAAATATGCACAGGCAAAGGGTGAATTGGCGCAACTTGAAGCGTACAAGAGTTCGCTTAAGGCTATCAAGATGGCTGAAACTAGCGAGCAATCTCTCGGGGCGCAGGAGCGTGAGGCTTATAGAAGCCAAGATTATCAGGATTTATGTAAGGCGATTGGAATTGCTACGGAAAAAGCAGAAAAACTCAAGTGGTTACTTGAAAGTGCACGATTACGTCACTCTACATGGCAGACTTTAGAAGTATCAAACAGAACACAGGACAGAATATTAAAATGATCGACTTAACCCAAGAATACTTAATTCTAAAAATGCTAATGCGTATGTATGACGATGCCCTTAAAAAAGATGACGCTGTAAAGATGTTAGAGATTAGCGTAGACATTGCTGAAAGTGCTGAGAAGTTAGAACAATTGTCTTGCGACCACGCTAATGACCAAAAATGAAAAAGAAAAACTCAGAAAAATTGCTGAATTGGGATGCTCATTATGTAGGCATCAAGGCAATGAGGGCACGCCAGCAGAATTGCATCACATTAGACGAGGTGGCGTTAGAAGCCGCTCGCCAGTTATACCGCTTTGTCCCTATCACCATCGAGGATCAAATACCAGTATTCACGGAATGGGTCGTAAACGGTTCGAGCAAGAATACGGAATCACGGAAGAACAGTTGTTGGCGCAAACGGAAAGTCTTATAGATGAGTAGCTGGCTAATTATCGTTACTGGTGCTATCTACGCTTACATAGGAATTGAGCAGGTAGCAAAAGGGAACCTTTCAATGGGCATTACTTATATGTCCTACGCTACTGCCAACATTGGACTTTACTTCATGGCTAAATAATGTAAAATGGTGCAATGCAACATTTAATAGGAGATTGCTATGTTTACATTTGATGAGCAGTTTAAGAAGTACGAAGAAGTCTTAGATCGCACCAAGCAAGCGTATGAATTTTGGTACAACTGCCTTGTATCGACTTGGAAAGACTTTTATAAGACTTATAAGTAACATTTAAGTTACCAGTCTGATACTTATAAGTTTATAGTTCCAACCCGTCAAAGCCTAATTCGTGTGCGATTAACTTGCATCGAGTTCTAAAGGCTTTGCCGTGTTGTGTCCACTTATCACCCTTTAGTCGGTGAAAACTCATGTGACAGCACTCATGCGCCAGCGTGGTTAACATCGTGTAGTAGTGACCACAACGGGCAGAACTAATTGTAATGGTGTGCTCATAGTCACCACCAGTATCTAGCTGGTAACTTCCCATTAATTCAGGGTCAGGCGTAATCAAAAACTCGATTTCATCGGGTAGAGGCATGGGCCACTTAGTAAACGGATACAAGCAGTACAGACTTGCATACGCATTACGGATGGCTTCAGGCGTCAATCTCATTTCCAGCTAATCCATTCTGTATTGAGTTTCTTTTTCTTGCGCTCTACATACACGGGCATACTAAATGTTAAACCATGCTCAGGATGAGTCAGCCAAAGTGCTTGACGTGGTGGCTCAAACCCAAAATTGTTGCTGTAAGCGTACTCATCGTAACCTTTAAGGCTACCGTTGACTATAAGGCGTTCTAGCTGGATTAATTGATGCCAATGACCCAAGAGCATCGTATCGTATTCCATGTCAATCTGAGCGTTCCTAGAGCGTTTACGATGGTCACCCCGAATGATTGGCCCTAAAGCCCCAATGACACCGTCACCCCCACGAAATTGATCCCCATGTGTAAGTAGATATTTATGTCCGTAGATTGAATAATAGGCATCAGAGCCATCGGGTATATGAAATTGAACACGCTTATCAGCCTCAAATCGTTTACTAAGGAACTGATAGAGTAACCAATCGAATGAGGTGAAGTTACGACCCTTTGCCCTGATCTTGTGCGTGTTGCGCCCATGATTGCCACTTACGCACGGAATAAAGACATTTCCGAACTCATCTGCTAGTGTTTGAATACACCAACACAAGACTCCAAACAAATCTAAGACTGTCGGCATGATTTCCATTGAGTTTGTAGCCATCAACTCCTCGTGGATGTCACCCGATACCATGTCCCCACCCAGTACAAAAACAATTCCCTCATAATTTGAGTGTGCTACATGGTTTTTTAGTAGGTCTATTGCCTTTTCTACCATAACCCTAGCACGATCTTGGGCTATAGCAACATTGTATTCATTCACACCGTTGATTTGATTAGGGTCTACAACTTCCCCCCAATGCCAATCCGATGCAAATAAGGTCGGGATACCTGCTACTGTCTTACCTTTAGGTGGCTTAACTAACCAGTTTGGCGTAGAAATCTTGGCGGTAGACATCTTTAATATCACTTTTTTGATATAGTCGGCTGTCAACTTTTCTTCTTCTTTGCCGTTAAGCATAGATTCAAGCTGTCTAATCTTATCTTGCGCTTCTAAAAGTTCGGTTAATTCTTTGTTAGCTACCTTGATTGTGGGCTGTAAACCAATAGACTTGGCTACCCTAACTCTTGTATTAAAGGTATTGGGGTTAATTCCTAATACTTTAGCCGCCCCAGTCTTAGTTCCTATCTTTGCATAAGCATTTAAGGCTTCTTGCAATTCTGCCCTTGACAACGGTTTTTGTGCCATGACCTACCTTTTGGTGTAAAGTTAGCTAATACTAATCTATTCTAATTGAAAATCAATGACATACGCACGAATTGATACAAATCACAAAGAAATTGTGGCGGCATTAAGACAAGCTGGCGCATCAGTCGTATCCCTAGCCGCTATGAAGCATGGGTGTCCTGATATTTTGGTGGGATTTGGCAATGAAACTATGTTGATGGAGATCAAGCGTGACTCTAAGGCGAAGTTCACACCCGACCAATTAAAGTTTATGGCAGACTGGAAGGGCGGCCCAATTGCTCGTGTTGACAGCGTTGATGCGGCATTAAGAGCACTAGGAGTAATCCAAAAAGTGTTATAAAATTAGATTACAGCGTTTAACTAAGGTCTATCATGCCACTCGTAAAATCAAAATCCCCTGCCGCAGTAGGTGAAAACATTAAAACCGAAGAAGCCGCTGGTAAGCCAGCAAAACAAGCACTTGCTATTGCTTTAAGCGTACAAGATAAAGCTAAANNTGGTCGCAGAGCTAAGATTCAAGCCGAATACGAAAAACACATGAAGTCTAGCGAAGAAAAAGGCGAAACCAAAAAAGAGTCTAAAAAGACTGAAATGGGAGAAATGTAATGGCTAACTGGATTGCAGGTGCAATTAAACATAAAGGCGCATTAAAAAAAGAATTAGGCGTTCCTGAAGGTAAAACAATTCCTAAGGGCAAACTTGAAAAAGCGGCAGAAGCTAAAGGTAAAGAAGGTCGTAGAGCTAGATTAGCTTTAGAACTCGAAAAGTTTACTAAAAAATGAATCGCAAAGATGCCATTCGTGCCGCTATAGACAAGCAATGAAAGATTACAAATGAAGCCAATGGATCATAAGTACAAGAAAGAAAACGCTTTATTGCGTAATCATAAAGAAACTACTTTAGAAAAGAATCAAGCTGATCGAATCGCCCGTAGAAAGCTGATCGCCAATAAACTTAAAGACTTAGATAAAGAAGTAAAGTAAATGGCTTGGAGTGACAAGTTAGCCGATATGCTCCGTTTAAATGACGGAGATCAGGCTTATGTAGGTTATCCACAAATGCAGGTTGGCTTAACAAAGCCACGCCAAGCAGGTTACGCTACGGGATTTCTTGAGGGTGCAACTGGTGCAGATTCTATGCAACCCAAAAATCCTATTACAGACCCTAATTATGATGCTTACGCACAAGGCAAGAATACTGGTGAACTAGCTGGTATTGGGGCTATGGCATTACCAGCATACGCTATGGCATTAAGAGCAAGTGCTCCAAAAGCCGCAGACATGATTGGTAATTACATGGTTAAAACAGGTGGCATACAGCCAATGTTTATAGGCCCTGAATCTGCCATGTGGAATAGTGTAGATGCTGGTAAAGCCGCATTAATGCTAAACAAAGGTGCTGATAAAAAAGAAGTTTGGAAAAAGTATATGACTGCCAAATCCCCTGAAGGGGCGTTTGTGCAAGAAATTAGTGACGCTGAATCAAAAGCTATTCCAATTAAAGACATAAAAAGCTGGGGTTCACGAGAAGATTTGTTGCGAGGTAATAAGGCTGGTGGCGGTATAGATGAGTTTTTGCAACATGATGAATTAGCAAGAGCTTATCCAAATGGCGTCATGGGTTTTGGTAATGCTAATCAACGAGCAACAATGACGGTAACGCCAGTTAAAAGCCAATCAGGTGGGTTAAGCCCTGATAAAAACATTATGGTTGGGTTAAACGCTAATAGAGGGCCTGAAGCTACAATAAACCGTGATACAGCTTTACATGAAATACAACATTTAATTCAGCGTAAAGAAGATTGGGCTAAAGGTGGCAATCCTGAAGAATTTAAACAAGCATTAAAAAAGGTTGACGAAAAAATTGTTGATTACAACACGCAAATGTCAGCTTTAGTAAAGAAAATGGATAATTTACCATTTAATTCTTTTGAAAAATCTGCATTAAAACAACAATATAATGATTTAATGGATCAAAAATTAAGATTAGTGCCTTTAGCTCAATCTGATCCAATGGATTTATACAATAGACTAGCTGGTGAAGCCCAAGCTAGGGTTACTGAAGTTCGTAAAGATTTAAACATGGCACAGCGTAGGGAAAATTACCCTTTTGAACAAGGGCAATATGGTTATGATCTTGACCCAAAAACTTTAATCATTAAAGATACCCCTTATGATTTTGACAGACGAAGCATGATTGAGCGTTTGATGAATCAGCAAAAATAGAGTAGAATTAACTTATCTTAATCAACCACTTGGATAAGGTATGGATTCTAAAGTAGAAAAAACTAGAAATAAGACAGGCGGTCGCTCTGTAGGTACGCCTAATAAGTCCACAGCACTCGCTAGAGAAGCGATCGCTAAGTTCGTGGATGGTAACGCTGACAAACTGCAAGAATGGCTTGATGCCATCGCTATGAACGAAAAACTAGGCCCTAAAGTAGCTTTTGATTGCTTCATGCAAGTAGCTGAATACCACGTTCCTAAGTTAGCTAGGACAGAACACACTAGCCCACAGGATGAGCCAGTCAAAGTAATTCACGAACATAAATTCCTTGACTGAGATAGTTAAAAAATATGAGTACCCCTACAAGGCTAGGGATGCTTTCTTAGACTTTCACCAAAGAAAAGAACGCTGGGCTGTATTAGTCTGCCACAGGAGAGCAGGGAAAACTTGCGCTACTATCTGCGACATTATCCGCAGGGCTATCATGGAAAAGAAACCTGACGGCAGATACGCTTATATAGCCCCGTACTACGCACAAGCTAAAAACATTGCTTGGGATTATTTACTTAAGTTTGCAGAGCCAGCCATTGTTAAGGCTAATCAGTCAGAATTATGGGTAGAACTGGTTAACGGGGCAAAAATACGGCTATTTGGTGCTGATAACCCTGATGCTTTGCGTGGTCTTTATCTTGATGGCGTGGTTTTAGACGAATACGCAGATATGAAACCCCGTCTTTGGGGTGAGATTGTTAGGCCATTGCTTACAGATAGAAACGGTTTAAACGGCTATCAGACATGGGCTGTGTTTATTGGTACACCAAAGGGTCATAACGCCTTTTACGACATCTACAGCAACGCTTTAAAGAGCGACAACTGGTATGTCAAGACATTAAGGGCTGACCAGTCAGGTCTGATTCCTGATGCTGAATTGCTGGATGCTCAAGCCACAATGTCTAGCAACCAATACGAACAAGAGTTCTTATGCTCATTTGAAGCGGCAATTATGGGGGCGTACTATGGTCAAGAGATGCGTAGAATTACTGACTTGGATCGAATTACTACTGTTGACTATGATCCTATGTTCCCCTGTCATACTGCTTGGGATTTGGGTTTTAATGACTCCACTTCAATATGGTGGTTTCAGGTGGTTTATGGGGAGATACGGGTTCTAGATCACCACTCATCTAACGGACAGGCTGTGCCATTCTATACAGG